TAGAACTTGGTGTATCTAGAGATGAATTACAAAATTATGCAGATCTTGGATTAGGAATTAAAATTAGAGATTGTATTATTGCCAATGGCAGTTGTTCTTTTGAAGCAGAACTATAAAAATTAAATAAAAGTTATGACTTTAAACAAATTATTAAATAAAACTAATCTTTATTATTATGATAAAGATACTTTAACTTTTAAAGTAGGTAAATGGTTATATGTATTATATATTTCAATTATATTTAATTTAATTATTATCGGTAAATTATTAACTAATAATCTTGATATTAACTTTAAATATATTTCTACAGTAAAAATATTACAAACAAAAAACCAAATTATACAACACTTGGAAGTTAAAGATCAAGATACTGCAATTGAGTGGAAAGATTTTAGAAAAAGTTTACCTTTAACTATGTCTAAACAAGAAGAAAATAAATTACATTCTTTATATTTTAAATATAAAGATTTAATTAATTCTCATCATTGTCCACATAACTTATTATGGTATATTGCATTTAAAGAATCCAGATTGAATTTAAATGCTAAAAACTCTAGTTCATCTGCTCAAGGTATGTTCCAATTTATAAATGGTACTTGGAATGCTATGTGTAAGAGAGGGGGAATGGATATATCTGGTAGGTTTAATGAAGCTAAACAAGTAAAAGTAATGTGCATTTATCTTGATTTTTTATTCGAAAAATATAAAAATTGGCAATTAGTACATAAAGAATACACAGGTGGAGTTATACATTATAAACTACCTTATTACAAATAAATAAATTAACTATTAACAAATTAAATTATTAACATTATGCATTACTATTCAGAAAAATTAAAAAAAGACATTAGCTGTAGAGAAATTTTATCTTATGCAGATACTCACAGAGTTGGCTATATAAAAGCTAAACATGAATTAAAAGTAAAAGAAGTTCCTACTCCTAAGCCAACTAAAACTATTAGACATTTTTCTAAAAATGATATGTTATTATTGGCTTTATATGGATTAAATATCTTAAAATTAGAAATTTAATTATGTATTATCTTGTAGAACTTTTTAACAATCAATCATTAAATAAACTTGTTAAAATAAAAACAAGTATAGATTTAATGGATTATATTAGCGAAGCAGATAAAGTAGTGGTGTTTTCTACAGTTATTTGCCCAAAAATCTTTGGCATATCTATACAAACTAAATCTGAAAATGATGCTTTAATGTTTGCAAAATTATTAGAATATGCTTCAAAGAAAAATAACAAATTAAATGATATTATTGTGGATTTATTAATTAAAATTCATTATAATAAATTTTTACAAATCACAGAAAAAATAAATAATACAAATGCTTAATTACTTTACAATAAAACCGTTTTTTATTAAAAATAATGAAGGATCTTTAGAAGAAATTACTAAAGGAACTTATTTATTACAAGAAGACTTTGAACAATTAAAAAGAGAATTATTATTCTATAAAGAAAGCTTTGAAAGATTAAACTCTGAATTAGATGAATGTAAAATAATCTCTGATTTATTAACTGCCAAGCTTTAATGATAGATAATATTCAACAACAAGCAATTCAAGCCCACATATCAAACAATTGTAGATCTATTATTGGATTGTCTGTGGGTATGGGTAAGACAAAAATTGCAATAGATAGAATTTTTAGCATAAGGGAAACAAACCCTTGTGCTAAAATTTTATTTACAGGTGCCAGAGAAATTTATTCTACAAACTTTTTATCAGAATTAACAAAATGGAATTGTAGTAAAGAAAATATAGATATGATATGTAATAAGTCTTTACATAACTATATAAAACACTATGATTTAATTATTTATGATGAAGCTCACAAAGAAACAACTAAAGTTTATTATGAGTTATTAAAACTTATAGAAATTAATTCTAATATTGAAATTATTGGATTAACTGGTACCCCATTATTAAACCATCCTATTTATAATATCTTACCTATATCTTATAAATATTTAATGCATGATGCTATTGAAGAAAAAATGTTAAATAACTTTGAAATGTATATTTTAAAGTATGATTTACCTGAAGATGAAAAAGCATTATATAAATATTATTATAAGAGATATTTAAATGCTCCTATGGTTAAGCATTATTGTCCAGAATTAAATAAATTAAAGATTTTTTTAAATAATTTAAAAAGTAAAGTTAGTATAACAAATCAAATTATTGATAAAGAATTACAAGATAAAAAAATATTAATTTATGCTGGATCTATAGAGCAAAGTAATTTATTTAATTTTCCTGTATATAATTCTTCTTTGGATAAAGAAGAAAAAATTAAGATATATAATAATTTTTATAAATCAAAAAAAGAAAAGTTAGTAAATGTAGGTATTTTAAAAGAATCTGTTAGTATTCCTCATTTAAAATGTGGATTTGTATTAGGAATAGATAGTTCAACTTCTTCTAAGCAACAACTAATAGGTAGATTTTTAAGACTAACTGTAGATGATTTATCAAAAATTTTCTTTATTGTAGCAAAAGATACAGTAGAAGAAAAGTGGGTACTAAATGGTATGGAAAATTTTAAACAAATAAAAATAATTAATATTTAATTATGACAACATTTAACAAAGAAACATCTAGATTAAGTTATTCTTCTCTAACTAGATTAATAAAAGAAGGTAAAGATTCTTTTCTAAACCCTATTTATAAAAAATCTAATGCTTTAGAAAAAGGAACTGTTATAGATAAAACAGTATTTAAAGAAGAATTTACAGAATCAATATTAGATATATTAATTCCTAAACCTCAACCAAAGTCTATTATAGAATACATTATTGATAATAAAAAAGAATTTGACTTAGTTTGTGTAGAAGAAGCAAGCCAAGCAATGGAAGTTAAATCTAAGAATTATCAAAAAATGTTAGATACAATCTTAGAATATCAAGATTATATAGAATACTATAAAGATCCAAAAAATAAAATATTAAAACCAAACTATGATTTAGGTCAAGAAATTGGAAATTATTTATTAAAAGATGAACAGGCTTTATATTTATTTTCTAGTGGTCAAGCTCAATTTGAATATAGTTTTAAATATAGAGACTTTAATATGTTTATTAAATTGGATTATTTAAGAATAGATCATGTTAATAAAGAAATAATTGTAACAGATTTAAAATCTAGTAGTTACCCTCCAAAGTTTCCTGATAGTGTTAAAAAATATTTTTATCACTTACAAGGTAAACTTTATTTAATGGGTATAGAAGATTTTATGGAAAAAAATAATTATAGTAACTATACTTTAAGACCTTTTCATTGGGTAGTATGTAATTCTTTAAAAGTAGATGAACCTTTAATTTATCCTTTATCATATCGTGATGAAATAGAGGGTAAAATATTAATTGATGATGCCTTGGATTTAATTGAAAAATATATTAAAAATGAATGGAAAGATATTGAAGTATCCCCAGAAGCCCCAATTTTTTAAAGAATTAGAAGAGTTAAAAATGACTCAGACTTCTTTATTTTTATTAAATCATATAAATATTTTTAAAAAAATAGCTAATAATTTGTCTATTTTAACATATTTGCATACTGAAAATTTAATTAATTCTTATTTATTTAATGAAGAAATTGAATATACTTATTCTAGTAATGTTATTTATTTAGTATTTAAAAAAAATATAAAATATAGTGATAATATTCTTTATAATAAAAAAAAATTAACTATTTTAGAGGTCTTAGAAGAAATCCCAGAAACTATTGATTATTATGAAGATGATATTGGGCATGTATTTACTGTTAAACCTGATAATGAAGACTTTGATAATCATATACAATTATTAAAAAAAGGATTATATTTAAATATGTCATTATTAACTTCTGTAGATACTGTTAGTGCATTTGTAAATAAATTAATTAGTAAGCAAGGTTTATATGAGATAATGCAAGCAGAATTAAATGTAGAAGATATACCTTATCCTTTCTTAAAACTTTCTAAAGAAAAAGAAACTTATAGTATAGATAATACACAAGTAATTGATGCTAAAGATTTTCAAATATTAAAACAATTTATCTGATGAATTATATAATAACTAGAAATCACCAATTTTTTAATAAAATAGGTGATTATAATTACTGTTCTTTAGAAGATATGGTTTTGCCTGAAACTATTGCATTAGATACAGAAACTACAGGATTTGATCCATTTACAGACTCTATATTTTCAATACAAATAGGTACTGGCACTAATAACTATCTTATAGATTTACAAACTCATAAAGACAATATTATTCTTTTACAAGAAGTAATACCTTTTATTGAAAACAAAATAATAATATTTCATAATGCAGCATTTGATTTATCTTTCTTTTTTATAAAAAACTATTTTTTAAAAAATGTAAGAGATACAATGTTAGCTTCTATGATTTATTATAATGGAGATCCTTCTATAAGAAATTCTTTTAAAGAATGTATGAATAGGGAATTAAATATTTATTATGATAAAACTGAACAAGGTAATATAGCTACAGTTCAATTATCTCAACCTTCAACTATTGAATATTGTTTTAATGACGTAGATAAACTAATAGACTTACATAATAAATATTTAGAAAAATTAACAGATTATAATGCTTTAGAAACTTATGTTTTACATTGTAGCCATATAAGAGCTTTAACTTATATTCAATTATGTGGATTGCCTTTATCTAAAGATGCTTGGCAAAACAAAATGGATATTGACTATAAAAAATATAAAGAAGCTGAATATATAGTCAAAGAATATATTTTTGATAACCTTCCTAAATATAGAAATTTACAATTAGAATTATTTTCTACTGAAAAAAAAATTAATTGTTTATTATCTTCTTCTCAACAAATGATACCTATATTTAAAGATTTAGGTATTAATGTTGAAGTAGATGAAAAAGGAGTTGTTAAAGAAAGTATAGAAAAAACTGTTTTATCTAAATCTAAACATGAATTTGTAAAATTATGGTTAAATTTTAAAGAAAATGAACATAATGTAACCACTTTTGGTAGTAGTATTTTAAATAAAATACAACCTGATAATAGAATATATACTAGATTTAACCCTATATTAGATACTGCTAGAATTTCTTCAAGAAAAGGAGAAATAAACTTTTTAAATTTTCCTGCAACTAAAGAAACAAGAGAATGTTTTATAGCTAATAATGGTTATAAAATTATAGTAGCAGATTATGCAGGTCAAGAGACAATTGTAGGTGCTGATATTACAGGAGATTTTGCTATGATTGAGTCAATTGTAGATAAAAAAGATTTGCATTGTGCATTTGCCAGAGTTTTATATCCTGAAATAAAAGATTTAACTGATGCAGAAATTATTAAGGAACATAAAGCTAAAAGAAATGCTTCTAAGGGTCCAAGATTTTGCTTTCAATTTGGTGGTACGGGCTATACTTTAGCATTAAATGAAGGCTTACCTATAGAAGAAGGTATGCGAATTGAAAGTTTATTTAAACAATTACATTCTGGTATTTATGAGTATGGTAATAATAAATTAAAAGAAGCTATTAATAAAGGATATATTGAATATGCTTTAGGGTTTAAACTTAGATTACCTAATTATAAATATTTTATGTCTGCACATGCTGATATTTTAAAATTTGATAATAATTTTTGGGAAACTTATAGATTAGGTAAAGCAGAGTATAAGAATAAAAAAGAAGCAGACAAAGTATTTGATTATTATGAAGTTAAAAATTATGCTGCTTATGAATTATTTTTAAGTAATAAACATAAAATAAGTGATTACTTTACTTTAAAATCTCAGTATCTTAGATTATGTTTAAATGCACCAACTCAAGGAACTGCAGCACACCAAACTAAATATGCTACTGTATTGTTATTTAATGAAATAGAAAAAAATAATGACTATTGGAATGTTAGAATTGCTAATGTTATTCATGATGAAATTGTTTTAGAAGTAAAAGATTCTTTATGTGATAAATATAAAGTTATTTTAGAACAAAGCATGATTAATGGAGGTAATTTATTTTTAACTAATCCAGTCTTATTTATGAGTGCAGATGCTAATGTAGCAGAGTCTTGGTATGCAGCTAAATAGTATAAAAAAATTAATAACTTTTAAAATAAAAAATATGAAAAACTAATGAGTAATAAACAAAGAAGAAAGGGACATCTATTAGAGCAATTAACTGTAAAAGATCTAAGAGATATTTTCCCAAAAGCAAAGACTTCAAGAAATGCGTCTCATTTACTTGATAGTTGTAAAATAGATTTAGCTTTTTTACCTTTAAATATTCAATGCAAAATGGGCTATTTAAATAATAGACCTAAATGGGATGTTTTAAGGGATGAAAGCAAAGAATTATTAGAAAAAAATTATCCAAAAAATGACTTAATACATAAAAATCCTTTTATTTTAAGACATAAAATGGGTAGAACAGACATTGCTTCTATGGATTGGAAGTTTTTTTTAGAAATTTATAAATTTTATGTTACAAGCAACCCAAAACAATTTGAAGGATACCGCTAATTTACTTAAAAATAAAAAAAGTAATTTTAGTATGTTACCAGAATTATTTATTTTAGATAAAAAAAATAATAAAGAAAATGTAGATACATTGATAAACAATTACGAAATTTTTGTATCTTTGTACTCTCAACATTTAACCAATCTTGAATACAAAAAAGTTTGTCAAGAATGTGAGTAAATGTTATTTAAAATTATTCAAACCAATTGATTAAATTATAAATGATTACAGAAGAAACAGTAGGTAAATTATTAATCAATTATCCTAAATGTAAATTTCCAAACCCTTTATTAAGGAATGGATTAATACGATTTATTGATAATAATGAATCAAACACAGATTTATCTAATTTTGAAATAACAAATTTAGGTTTAAATGTACTTAACGGAACAAAATATGTAAGTGAAATAACTGATGATTTTGTTGAAAATTATTATGAAAAATTTACTCAAACTATGTTAGGTATTAATAAAGTATCTTTTAGTCCAAAATCTTTAATTAAGAAAAAGCTAGAAGTATTTATTAATAAATATAAAACATCTTTTGATGAAATTTTAAGAGCAGTAGACTTTTACCATCAAAACATTAGAGATAATGGAAATCTTGCCTTCTCCCTTGATGCCCAATACTTTATAGAAAAAAATGGTGGAAGTTTGCTTTTAGACAATATACTAGAAATGCAAAAAGGAGTATTTATTAAAAATGATAAATTAATATTCTAATGGAAGTTCTACAAACAATTAAGGAAAATAAACAAAAAGTTATTGAAGGATACATTAATTGTATTCCCAATCCTTTTAATGGAATGAAAAAATATTTTAGTGGTATTTTTCCTGGAGCATTAGTATGTATTACTGCAGAAACTTCTGTTGGTAAAACCTCTTTAGCTAAGTATATTTATGTATTTAGTGTAGCAGATTATATATTGTCATTAAAAAACCAATCTGATTTAGATTATGTTTGTTATTGGTTTGGTCTAGAAGAATCAGTAGAAGAATTTGAGATTAGTATTATTCAGTATGCTTTAGCTAAATATTACAATGTCAATAAAACTCAAGATGAATTATTATCAAGAATTAATCCTTTAGATGAAGAAACTATTAAGTTAATAGAATCTAATATAATTCAAGATTATTTTAACTTAGTTAAAAAATTTATAATATTTGATGACCGCACATCAAATCCCACAGGTATTTATAAACAATGTAGGAATTTATCTTATTCTAGAGGCAAACATATAAACAAAACAATTGAAACTAAAGATGGTCCAATAGAGGTTTATAGTCATTATGAACCTAATAATTCTAATGAAATTGTAGCAGTAGTTATAGATAATGTAAACATTCTAGAACCTGAAAAAAATGATTTAGGAATACCATTGGATTTGTCGGGTAGTATAGACAGAATGGTTAATTCATATGCTAGAAAACAAATGTCTAAACATTGGAACTGGCATATATGTTGTGTTCAACAACAACAAATGGCTGCAGGAGATTTAAATCACTTTAAAGCAGGTAGATTAGAACCTGAGCCACAAAAATTAGGAGATAATATAAAAGTAGCTAGATCTTATCAAGTTATTTTAGGATTATTTTCTCCTTACAAACACAAACTAAACAATTATTATGGTTATCAAATTTTAGAATCAGATAAATCTCATGGATTAGAAGATTGTTTTAGATCTATTCATATGTGTAAGAATAGATTTGGAAGAACAGGTGTGGCTGAACCTATCTTTTTTAATCCAAAAGGATTTAATTTTGAATCTTTACCTGAACCTAAAAATAGTTTAGCAATTACAAATTTTATAAATAAAAAAAATCAAATTTTAAATGAGTAAAGAAAATTTTTTATTACCCACAAAACCCCAACAACCAACTGTAGTTAATCCAAGAACTATGGTTATTTTTTCTCAGAAAAAAACTGGTAAAACCCATGCACTTAGTCAGTTATCTAATTCTCTTATTTTAGATATGGAAGGTGGTGCAGATTTTTATGAATGTACAAAAGTTAATATGACTAATCT